GCGTAGCTGTTCCATTAGCTAGAGCTGGAGCTGGTTTAGCTAGCATTGCTACTAAGAGTTTAGGTTTCTTAATGGGTCCTTGGGGTATGGGTCTTTCTTTAGCTGTAAGTTTCTTACCAGGTATATTCAATTTAGTGAAAGATTGGTTTGGAGAAAGTCACAGTAAAGAACAAGAAGAAAGATCTGCAGAACAAAGACAAGCTCAAAGAGATGCCGAATTAGTTAGAGCTATCACACAAGGTAAATCTGCTTCAATCAGTATTGATTTGAATAGTAAGCCTATTGGTACATTTTCTGATGGAGATCATGCAAGTGTTAATATGCCTTCTCCTAATATCGATATGGATGATTATGGTATGTAAAACTATATGAAATGGCAAATATAATATTAAAAGGCCGTAAGAAACTTGGCCGAGAATTTGATAGAGTAAATGACCTCACTAGTAAAGATACTGTATCTACAGTACTCACTAGTGAGGCTAATAAGTTGTGGAGAGCTAAGATTTTACTTGATAGAGTAACTAGACCTGGAGCAAAAGATCATATTGATAAAAAAATACCTAATGAGAATGTTAAACCTTCTTATAGGAAGCCTTCACAAGGTCAAAGTTATTCTCCTATTAATAAAGGTAAATATTCTACTCTAAATAAAATTGCCAGGGAACTAGATGAAAAATATACCAAAGCTCCAACTATACATTTCAAAGATAGTAGTGAAAGACAGCTACTAAACATTAATGGAGATGAAGCCCGGAATATAACAAAACCTCAGATATTAATATTCAACTGGTTTTCAAACCCTGTACAGTACATAGAATTACAAACTGTACCTAAAGAACTTGAAATTAACTCAGAAGGTACATGGGCAGTTATAAATTCTATGGGTAGAAATACTCCTATGTATCATTATACAGGTTCAGAAACTACATTACAATTTAGTATATCTTGGTACAGTAATGATAGAGCTAATCCTCAAGATGTATTAGCTAAATGTAGGTTATTAGAGATGTGGAGTAAATCAAACGGATATCAACAATCTCCTCCACTACTACAGATTATGTTTGGAGATTCTGGTATGTTCTCTAACTTACAGAAAGATGGTCAGACTAAAATATCTGAAGGTACTCAGTATTATTGGATATTACAATCTGCTTCATATAAATTATCTGGTTGGAGAAATGATTCCTTAATCAAAGATGATAATAATCAGATAGTTAGAGCTAAAGGTTATGTAAAGGCTAATATGAATCCATCACTTGCTACTCAAGAGTTAATATTCAAACGTACCAGTGCAAGAAATTTACTGTATGAGGATATTATAAATCCTGATGTATTAAAGAAAACGAAAGGAATAAATATATGATAGAAGGACCTTATGATAACACTCGAGCTTATCAGCTAGACTATCTAGAAGGAGATTATAGTTTAGAAAGATCTGAGGATATAGATTTTACTTCTAGTGGTATACAACACATAGTAGTAGAAGGTGAAACTCTCCAAAGTATTTCTAATAAATATTATGGAAACTCCTCTAGATGGTCAGATATCGCTGATTATAATGGGATAATAGATCCCTTTGATTTAAGTATAGGAAATTTATTAATAATACCTATGTAACATGGTTAAAGCTAAAGTAGTAAATAAAAAGCCTGTTCCTTCTAAAAAGGATGTAAAAGCTCCTTCAGATGTTAAGAAGGAAGATCAGGTAAATAAGGCTAAAGAAGGTAAGTCAGACCCTCATCATTTATTTGAGGGTATGGCAGAACCTTACATAGCTTTCTTTGATCAAACCGGAGGAGCTTTAGTTAATCCAATAACACAAATACCGTTAGGAGCTTATATAACCTCTTTCCAATTAAAGATGAGTGAGGGTAAAGAAGATTATGGTAGTATACAAATAGATACTGGAGATCCAGATACTGTAGATATATCAGATATACAGCCTGGAGATTCTATCATAGTACAGTATGGTTACATATTCCCTACTGGAGAAGTAAGGTCTTCTAAACCTAGAAGGTTAAAAATAATCGAAGTAAACCAGTCATTTGATGAAACTGGTACTCATGCAGTACTTTCAATCAAGGATTCAGTTACTGATTTAAGACATTCTGTACCTTTTAGACCTGCTGGAGAAGATCATACCTTACTAAAATATATGGAAAGTGGATTTAATAACGAAGTAGGTATAATCATTGAAAAGTTCGAATAACATGGCTAATTCAGATACTACTAAAAAAGTCATAAGTAATCAAGCTTATGAAAGTATACAACCTTATACCTTAAAGGATGAACCGGTTGCAAAAAGTACTATACTCTTTGCTAACCGGTATTCTGGCGTAAACGAGGTTAGTGTTACAGATGAATCTTTAAGAGATATTTTAGAGAGTACTTTAGGTACTGCAGGTAATAATGTATTAGTGCAACTAAAGAAAAAATTCACTGCCTTCAAAGATGGACCTTGGTATATAGATTCTAGAGATGGAATTATACATATTCACAATAGGAAATATACTAGAGGAACTGTACATAACTATACTTATCAGAGAGAGAACGGAGAATTATTATCTGCTTCTTTTACTCTACAGGAGATATATAAACCTTTAGCTGGATTGGGAGCAGTAGTTAACGCCCTGGATAAAGCCTTAACTCAAGTAGGAGAAGCCATTACTAATTATGAGTTACCTCAGGAAGATATAAACTTACCCACTAGAGGTTTGGCAGATGGTACCTATGGTAACCTTAGGATAGAGAATGGTCATATAATTGAACCTACTGATACTATAGAAAAAACCATGTTGAATAATGGTTATACTAATTCCTATTTGAATTTCCTAAAAAATAAAATGGAAGTAGAAAATAGGTGGAGAGATGCTACCTGGGATGCCAAGAAGAAGAGAAAGGAGTATGATAAGAAAACTCCTGCTCAAATTAAAAAAGAAAAACAGGATAGAGCTAACAGAGCATACGGTAATACTAGCAGAACTGATCAATATCAACTATTGATACACAGAGATCCTACTATAGATTTATCTTACAAAATGTATTTACAATATGCTAATGTTCCTGGTGGAGAACAGTTAGCTCAGTATTATCTAAATGAAGCTACTCAGAAGGCAAGTAAGATTAACATACCTGCTAAAAATTCAGAGACTTTCTGGGGAGAACATCATATAATCCTGAGTACTGGAACTCAGGATTATAATATGCCAGGAAGTTTAGAAGCTTACAAGGATCAATTAGTTAAAAAAACTACATCTAGATGGTATAATAGAGTACATAACTCATGTAGAGTACAAAGTTATCAGGTGACTAATGTTGTATGGGATGTAAAGGATAGTACCTTAGAACATTCAGCCTCCGATAGGAACGGTATGAATATTAATCCCGTAGGTTATGAGATTATGAAAAAGATAAGGGGAACCATATATTTGACTTACTATGGATATGGTAAAGATTCAGTATATGTTACAGGTTCTCAATTAATCCATGATATGATGCCCAGGAAAATAGGAGGTCCTAAGAGAGGTCCTCTGAACTTAAGTGGAGCTATGAACGGTGTAAAGAATGCTTTACATAATATGGGTAAAGGAGCCAGAGAGAAACAATTAGTAGCTACTATCCGAGTAGTAGGTAATCCTGATTTAGAAATATCACAACAAATAGGTTTATATAATGTAGGCAAAAAATATTCTGGAATCTGGTATATAAAAACTGTAACTCATAATCTAGAATTTGGTCAAGGATATATATGTGATATAGAGTTACAAAGACAAGTTACTAAATCTAGTGCTCAAGGTACTCATACTATATTAGACACTAAGAAGAATACTGTAGATAGTGTTAAGCCTAGAGTTACTGCTACTGTTGGTAATAAGCCCAGTGATTTTAGAAAAGCTCCTGTGGGTAATACTGGAACTAACCCAAGATCTCCAGCTAATACTCACCCAGGTTATAAACCAGGCTCAGATAGTAAACTATGGCAAGATTGTTTGGATATCCCATGGACTGCTGAAGAAGCTGCTATCGGAGATAAGATTACTGATCCTAAGGAGAAAGCTAAATTTACTAATTACATAGCTCTCAGACATTACAATAATAAAAAATACCCTAATATGCCTCATATGAAACAGGCATATATAAAGGTAGATAAGAAGACTGGTAAGATGACAGCTGTTAGTAATGGTACATTTGGTATTTTCGTGGATAAAGTTCCAAAGGGTAAATATCACTCTCGTAATTATTCTGATTCTATGAATCGAAACAACAAAAATAAAAAAAGATAAGACTATGGCAGATTCTTTAATATCTCAATTAGTAGACAATGGAGTAGAATCTATAGGTAGGTTTTACTCCATATATAGAGCTATAGTAACTGATATAGATGATCCTTCTAATACTGATCAGTTATTAGTATATGTTCCTGAAGTAAACGTTATGACCTGGGCAATCCCTTTTGGTAGTCATGGTTCAGCAAACAGTGGTTTTAGATTATTCCCTTTACCTAAGAAAGATGATGTAGTATACGTACTATTTGAAAAAGGTAATCCAGGTAATCCTTTATGGATTTATCATGGTTGGGCAGAAAACCAAAGACCTGAAGATTTTGATGATCCTGATGTATCTGGTATAGTAACTCCAAAAGGTACTAAAGTACTAATAAATGACAGAACTGGAGAGATACATATAGAAGCAGCTACTAGATTATCTATTCTAGCAAAAAGTGAAGAAGATGGTATAGTAATTAGTGCTAATAAAATATTTCTTAACTCTAGTGATACCATAGAGGCAAACCATGGTAAAGAAGAATTGATTAGTATAAACAGTCTAACGGATAAATTAAACAAATTGGTTAGTGAAGTAGAAGAGTTAAGAAATAAATATAACAGTCATACTCATCCCGGAGTAAAGTCTGGACCAGATAATTCAGCTCCTACTATTAATCAAGCAGCGAAACCAATATCATCTTTTAATAAAGAAGATTATGCAGATAAAGCTTTTTTACACTAATGGACAATAACATAGGAACCGGAGCTTTATTCCCTATAAAATTAGAGAAGAACTCCAAAGGAGAAACTGGATGGTATCCCCAGGTAGAGGATCCAAAGTTAATAGAAGAAAATTTAAGAGCTATCTTACTATATGAAGTAGGTTTTAGATTTAGACAAGAAGATTTTGGTAACCGATTAACTCAATGTTTAGAAGAACCAAATACTTTAGCTCTAAACTATATGATACAGAGATTTGTAATCGAGGCTATATCTCGTTATGAGAATAGGGTAACCTTAAATAACATTACTACAGTTAGAGAAGATTATAAATTAGCTATACATATAGAGTATCATTTAATATCTACCAATACAGATAGTTCCGTATTAATAAATTATAACTTAAACTAAAATAAATATGTTAACAAACAAATGGACAAACCCTCTAAGTAGATCTTTTCAGAATATTCGAGCAGATATGATAGAAGCTCTACAAAGTTTTAAGGATAAGGATGGTAGACCCTTAATTACAGATGTTTCTGAGGGTAACATCTTTATTATATTAATATCTTTATTTGCAGCTATAGCTGAAGTATTACACTACTACATAGATAATATGGCTAGAGAGACATTCTTGACCACTGCCCGTAGATATAGTAGTGTAGTTAGACATAGCCTATTAGTAGATTATCATCCTCGGTTAGCTAATGCTGCTACAGTAGATGTTATAATTACTAGAGAGTTAGAAGGAGCAAATTCAGGAGCTAAGATTAAAATACCTAAGGGCACTGTATTTAAGGATACTTTAGGAAACAATTGGCAGACTGATAAAGATATTCAGTGGGATAATAATAATGCTTCCATTAAGATACCTTTGGTACAACATGAATTATATACTACTTCATCCTTGAATGGTAGTCTATATAAAACAGGTCCAATAGGTTTAGATAATAATCTTGGAGATAATAAGATTGAACATAATGGAGTACAGCTACAGTTAGGTACAGATAACTGGATCCAGGTAGAAACTTTTGCTTACAGTAGCCCTACAGATAAACATTTTATGGTTACTTCTGATGAGGCTGATAATCCTATACTTGTATTTGGAGATGGTAAGTTTGGCAAGAAACCTGATCCTAATCAGAAAATTACCTTAAGCTTCTATATTACCAAAGGTTCTGCAGGTAATATAACTAAAAACTCCATAGTAAACGTACCTTCTGTAATAAGTAGTTTAGTACCTAGTGCTACATGTAATAATCCTTATTCATCTGGAGATGGTTTTGATTATGAAGATATCGAAATGTTAAGATCTCATGCAGCTATGCAAGCTAGAACTATGAATATGTTAGTAACTAGAAACGATGTATTGGATGTAGTTAGATTAGTACCAGGTGTAAAAGAAGCTGCTTTAGAGGAAATTCAAGGCAAAGCTCTAAATGTATACATATCTCCTATAGAAGGTAATACTCCAGTTTCTAATATTCTATTAGATAAGGTATCTAATACTCTAGCCAGTAAGAATATGTTAGCTAATACCATAAAAGTATATCCAGCTGGAGTATCTAAAATACATCTAGTAGTAGATATTACAGGTAAACCTTCTTATAAAGATAGCCAAATATATCAACAGACTTTGCAAGCTTTGTTAGATAAATATTCAGGTAATAATGTTCATTTAGGAGGTAGTGTTAGAATATCTGATATATATGCCTTAATTGATAATTTACCTTCTGTAGATTATTTACATATAACTAAATTTTATGTATCTCCTTGGCCAAAGATTATAAATGGAGACACTCAGCTAGATCTTAAAATAAATGATATAGAAGAGGTTAAATCTCCTACTGAGTATATTATAACTATAGGGCAAAATAATACCTTTAACATTCGTTCTTCTGAAGGAGGATTTAGTACTGATAAGGAGATATCCAACAATATATTCATAGATGATACAATCAATGGAGTTAAATTCTCTATGGCTATCGTAGGAAGTTATAATCCTGGTAGTAGATATCAAATTATAATACCTATGATTAATTCTGATTATAGCGAAGAAGGTTTTAATCAAATTATATTTGATGATCCTACCTTATTGAAAACTTCAATACATGAGACAGTATGATGGACCTAAAACATTTAATAAACTATCTGCCCTTTTATTACAAAGAAGCAGATAGTTATAAAGATAATGATGGGAAAGGTATATTAGAGAAATTCTTAGAAATATGTGGAAATTATTTCTCTAAGAATATTAAAGAACCTATAGATAATACTCTAGAAAATCTTATAAAGGTAGATGAAAATACTGATTATTATTACCTAGATCTTATTTGGTATTGGTTTGGAGAATTTCCTTTTATAAAACCAATCTCATCTTCAATATTGAACTTATACCCGCAACAAAAATTTGATATACTGAGGTATGTTATATCTTTATATAAGATAAGAGGAACTGAGAAATTTTATCAAATACTGTTCAAGTTATATAATAACGAGGAAAATGAACTTAAATTAGTATCTATCAAACAGATAAGTCCTGACTGGCTTAATGATTTTAGAGATGGTACTATTCCTCGTACTAATATTCCTTCTAAAATAATATGGCCATATTATGACATGAGTATTTTTGATGGAGATTCTATCTTAGATGAACAACATATATTATCTTTTAATGGTATAGTAGAGTTTAATGTAACTGTAAACGAAAACTTAGGAGATATGAAAAAGATTTGGAAATTTATCAAAAACTTCATAGATAGGTTCTTACCTTTTAACGTAATATCTAAGTTACTATTGAATGGTAAAAACTATGATGAAACCTCTTATCATTTTAATGTTTATACTCTCAACGGTAGTAAATGGGTACGTAGAGAAAGTGGTACTACTTTATCTTTAGATCCTGATGAAGATTTGAGAGTTAAAATTGAACTATTGGATAATTACAATAGGAAAATAAAAGATATTCCTTGGTACGGTGATTTGTTATATACTGTAGGTAATGATCCTAATAAAGATCCTAACTATGTAAAAGGTATATCTGAAAAATCTAGGTACTACGGAGAAAGATATCTAAATATAAATTCAGTATACAGACCTTCTGATGTAGGAGAGGTTAAGAAAGTATCTAATACTTATAGGTTTTATTTAGAGGATCCTAATAAAGCTTTTACCTTGATTATATCTAACGATAAGTATCAAAATATTACCTATTATATTATTAAAATGGGCGAATATGATAAGGTATATGATGGAGAAAATCCTATAACTGTTCCAGTAGAAGCTTATAAGGTAGATGGTAATAATAAATATAAATTACCTGTACATGTAGTTTCAGAACATTCTGGAGAGGTAAAAGAATCTCAAAGTACTAATCAATTTATAACTACCTGGGATATTACAGCAGGAGGAACTTATAAATTTCATATAAAAGAAGATCCTTCTAAAATTGTAGAAGCAGTAATTGCTAACCGAAAGCCAGGATATAAAGTATTATTAGGATATAAATATGTAAAAAGAACCTATTACAGTAATACTCATCCTAGTGAAACTACTATAGATAAGCTAGATGAGAAGTTATCCAAAGTAGTAATGGATACTCAAATTGATTTATTAAAGAATGCTGAGATAAAGGTATATATAGAATCTCTGAATAATCAACCAGTTCCAGATAATACTACAGTTACTGTAATAGGTACTAACATTCACTTGAAGAATGGAGATATATGGAAGCCATTATCTATGGATAACTATATCTTCAGTGTAGATCAAGGTAATCCAGACTTAAATAAATCAGCTTCTCTAGAAATAATTGATAAGAGTATACAAGTACAATTCATAAGATATTGGAACTTACATACTAGAGATTACATAGATGATCAATCTAATCAGACTGGATTGGTATTAGCTTATGTGGGCAATAATAAATACTCTCAAGATTTTCTAAATAATACTGATAACTCATCTTACATTGTAACTACTCCTGAGGGTAAAACTTACAAGATAGGTACTAGAGAAGGTGAAACTCCAAAGGTAGATGGACAAGGTTTTGTAATAGATAGAATCCCTGATGTAGGATCTTCTACTAAATTTAGATTAAGGATCACTACTCGTATAGCGGGATTATTCTACATTCAATCTCCATTCAATGATGAAGCTTCTTTCAAATGGTATGTAATAGATAATCGTAGTACTAAACTTCGTATAAGTTATCTAGAAATTACTCCAATAGGAAAGAAATCCAGTGATTATTGGACTGGTAAGAATAGGCCAGATACTAATACTTTTGGTATTACTTTTACCAGAAGTAGTCCAGTCACAGAACCTTTCATATTAAGGTTAGTAGATGATCAGGGTAATACTGTACAAGATTCTAGTGAAGAGGTTATTATGGAAACTGTTCGTAGGGATGGTAAAAATATAACTGAAAAGGTAGACCTGGGTAAGGTATTAACTGTAGAGGGTGTAACTACTTTTAAGGCTAATCTAAAGGATGGTAGAACTTTAGTAGCTAAGTTAAATTGGTTACATGTAACTATATTACCTCCTTACATAACATGGGTAACTAACGAGTTTGGTTTATTGGATAAATCTGAGAAACCTTTATTAATTGATACAATGGGTAATGATAATTTAACATGGTCAATAGAGAAATATCAGGATTAATAAATTCTGACACTAGTCGTAGAATAATAACTTTTCCAATGGGGTTAGAATTCATCAACTTATTATATGACTTCAGATGGATGATATTATTGGCTTTTGTGTTAGTTATAGGAGATTTTTGGTTTGGTATAAGTGAGAGTAAATATGTAGGAATTCCTATTAGGAAATCTAGAGCCTGTAGGAGAACTATTAATAAGTTCATAGATTACATACTGTATATACTAATGGGAGCTTTTTTAGGTAAAGCTTTGGGTTCTCCATTTGGTTTTGACCCTATGATAATAGCTTCTATAGTAATGGTATTATGTTATGGATTTGAAATAGATTCTATATATGGTCATATATGTGTATTACATGGTATTAAAAACCGTATAAGTATTTGGAGGATCTTAATCTTACTGATTACTATGCGGTTTAAGAGTTTACAATCCATATTTAGTGATATGGCAGAGCAGATAGAAACTGAAAAATTAAAGAAATAATTATGAACAACAAAGTGTATTTTAATTATGGTAGTAGAATATCTTCTAAAGAGATATCAGAAGCCATAGGTCTTATACCAGGACCAGGTCCTATTTGTGGATTTGGGTCTGCTACTATTAACGGTAGTAGTTTAGATATCTATCCCTATGGATATGGAGATGAAGGATCTGCAAATACAGATTCTTATGATCCTCTAAGGTATCAAATAAGAGATACCATATTTAGTCATCGCCTTTCTTGTAGAGAAGATGCTGATCCTACCGATTATAATGTTAACTTCTGTTTCATTAATAAGGATGGTATACTATATAGATCTGGTGATCAGGTTTTACATTTAGAGATTGAAGGAGTTAATGGTAGAGAAACTAAAGAGGTTCTATTATTTGCCGAACATAATTATGTAGAAGAGGCAGTACAGAACCAACCTATCCTCCGGGCATTTTGGAATAGCTCTAGTTTTAATTTTTATGACTTATATAAAAAATCTTTAGATAATTACTATCCTATTGCTAGAGATTTAAGAAAAGCTAATATTGCAAAAGATAATGACCCTGCTTATAATGGTAAAATCACCTATAAAGGTTTAATCGATAAGGTAGAATCTATTTGCGAAATTTACCGTAAGAACCAGAAAAATATGGTGTTCTTAGGAGTATACGGAGAAGGATTTAATTCTTTGGATAATAATAAGAAAGAGAACTTTGCTCTCATACCTTATATGGGTAAGTTTCCATCTACTGTAAACTATAATCAGAGAATACATAGTTATCTTACAGAATCTATACAAAGACTAGAGAATTTTGTAGGTTATTCAGAGGTAGATAGTCAATTAAATGATTCTGGTAAACCTTTTAAGAGTTTGGCTGAATATGTAGAGTATCTGGTAAATCAGAAAATTAAAGGTATAAAAACTTTGATAGATGGAGCTGTACTAGCTCCTGGATCCATTATCTTATTTGAAGGTGAAAATATACCTGCTGGTTGGGAGGAATACTCTAAGGCTAAAGGTCGTATAGTAGTGGGATATACTGAAGGAGGTATTAGGATAGATACACCATCAGGTAATACTCAGGAACTTACTACAGTGGGTTCTATATATAATCCAGATGAAACTTATGGTACTTGGTCTATAAAAATTAGCGGTAAGGATCTACCGAAACATTATCACAGTGTGGGTTTAGGTAAAGGTAGACAGGAACACGGAGATGAGAGGTTTAACATAATGCCTGCTAACTATCCAGATAGATGGAAAGGTGTTAATGGAGAAGCTCCTGACCCAATGGTAAATTCTATCAATGGTATACAAGATGGTTCAGTTATTACTTCTGCAAACTTAACTGAACCTACTATATTTACTTCAGAAACTCCAAATGATTACTTGGTATTATCTAAATTGCCCCCAGCAATTACATTAAGATATATTAGAAAAAAGGCTTCTGTCTGATTTGATTGTTTTTAGTTTAGGTTGATTGGGAGGATCTTAGCAATAGGATCCTCCCTTTATTGTGTTAATATCTTAAATCCTTTTTAGCTTGTTCTAAAGTATGGGATATTTCTTCTCTTAATTCTCCTATATATCTAACTGAAGTTCTATTCTTAGGTAGATTAAAGAATTCTACCAATAAACTATTGGTAATCCTACCGAACTTAGCATTGGCTTCTATAAATGGAGTAGGAGATACTGTCATCTCCCATACTAATTTAGCGTCTAAAGATAGATGATTATCCATATAGGTATTTAACATATCCCACATATCATTTTTAACTTTAGCAGAATCATCTTCATCTGAGAAATCTTCTTTACTATCATCAAATAAATCTTCGAAAGATCTTAAACTTTGATTAAAAGAAGCTTTGTCACTGTAGGCATATTTTAATAAATGATTTTTATAAGTAGATAAAGCTCTTAGTATATTAGCTTTAAGATGTTCTTCATCTACTGTACCATAATATTTATTAAAAACGAATAACATCTTATCATAGAATTGAGAAGTAAGGATATCAGTAGTAATATTAAACCTTCTAATATCAATTCCTCTTACTAAATTCCTAATTACCGGTTGAACTAGTTTGAAAAGTTTATCAAAGAGTTCAACATCATAACCTTTTTGCATAGGCTTTAGACGATGTATTTCAGAACCGTCGCTAATAATTTTATTCATACTCATTAATTATTTATAATATGTTTGCAAATATAATCATTTTATATATAATATGCAAATAAATACTCAGAAATTTAACCATAGAGCTGAGGATTAGTCAGTGGTTCTAGATAGTTAAGATACTGGTTTCTATAATTTCTATTATAATACATAAGTAAAACAGCTACAAGAAATGAAAAAATCAAAGTTCAAATTTACCTTTGATATTAACTTTCAATTGGAGATCCTTAGGTTTATAATCCAGGATAAAGAAGGTAGGTTAGTATTAAAGAGAATTAAGCCTGGGTATTTAACACTGATAGAACATTCTATAATTGCAGAAGCTCTAGTTAAATACCTTAAACGTAAGTCTAATAAAATACCTTCTGCAAATGTATTAAAGGAAGTTATTAAAGAATTACTAGAAAGTAAAGATTATGTAGATCTAGTAACCAAAGAAGATGTACCTAAGATACTCAGTATAGTAGATAATCTGTACAATGTACCTCTAAAAGATAGAGATTATATACAAGAAAAGGTATACCAGTTTACTACCTTCATTGAGATGAAGAATCTCAATGATAGTTTCGACTTAAATGACTTCCATCAATATGAAGAGTATTATCATAAGATAGATAAGATCCTTCAAAAAGCCAAACCAAAGAAGGATGATGCTCCTTTGTATTTAGTAAGGGATGTTGCAGAAAGACAGTTTAAGAGACAAGATGATCCTGCTATAGTACCTTGCCCATTTAGGCAGATGAATAAATTAACTAACGCAGGAGGTTTTCCAACTCATTCTGTAGGAGTGTTATTAGATAAACCAAAAGCAAGGAAGACTTTCTTCTTGGTTAATCTAGCCTTAGGATATTTGAGAATGAAAAAAGATGTATTATACATTGATACAGAGAATGGTAAGGATCAAATCATGGATCGTGTAATACAAGCTTCAATCGGTAAAACTAAGTCAGAATTATACTCAGGAGAGTATGATGCTATAGAATCTCGCCATACCCGTAAACTTCAAAGGTTAGGTGTAGAAATGGTTATAGAAAGAGTTCCTGCAATGGCAACTAACTGTAATTATATCTCTAACCTTATACATAAGCTAGCCGAACAAGGTATCAATATCAAGGTAGTTATTATAGACTATGCTGCTAAGTTAGCTTCTACTCAAGGAGATAGAGAAGACTTTGATAGAATATCTAATGTATTTATAGATATTCAAAATATGGCTGAAGCAGAAGATCTAGATATGGTTTGGACTGCAAACCATATAACTAGAGAGGGAAAGAAACATAGAACTACTAGATATGATGAAAATGATATTGCTAAATGTGTAGACATAGTAAGACATGTTCAAGTTATCTATGGTCTTAATGCAACAGATCAAGAGGATAAGGATAATATCCAAAGACTTGAGCTAGTAGTACAGAGAGATGGTAAACCAAGTGGAAGAGCTTTATTTCATGTAGATATAGAGAAACAAAAAGCTAAGGAATTTACTATAGAACAACGTAAAAAATATGATGAAGTATATGGAGATAAATTAGATGAAGCGTTTAATAAATCTAATAAGAATCCTAATGCTGATCCTAAAAGAGCTAAAGAATTAGAACATGGAGATATCTAAATTAAAATATTACAAAATAACTTCGGTTATTCAAAAGGAGCCTACTAAACTTTTGTTTAATGATAATAAACATGAGGCAATAGTTAAATCTGTAGAGATAAAATTCTCTCATAATAATGTGGGTTTAGTTATAAATAATCTAACCTTATCAGATCTTAAGGAATTAAGAAAGATAACCCGTAAACAAATCAAAGAATTACAGAAATGAGAATATTTCACAAAGGAAAAACTTTTAAGTTAAAAGGTTGCAGAAAATCATGGACAGTGGTTAAAACTTTTAGATATAAAGGAGTAGAACACTGTGTTGCAGTTAGTACTCTTGTAAATAATCCTGAAATAGAAAGATTAGGGTTATTTGCTGTAGATAAGAATAACAATATCTATCAGAGAGCTAGTTAATGATATGAAGATAACCTCTAAATTTAAGTCTCAATTGTACTCCTACTTTATAAAAAGGTTAGGAGCTTTTGAGTATAAACATGGGTGGTTAAGAGTACCCGTTTGTCCATATTGTGGCAGAGAAGAAAAGATGGGAGTTAATCTATCTCTATATAGATGTAATTGTTTTAGATGTAACTCTCATCCAAATCCTGCTCAAATGGTAATGGATATAGAGAACTTAGAAACGTATAGTGAACTTATTAAATATTTGAACAATGGAAACTTTGATGAACTGGAGTTTAAAGAGGAGAAAGTCGAGTTGCCGAGTAAACAGCCCGTATATCTACCAGAAGGATTCCGTAATATCAATTTTGGTACCAGTCAACTGGCTCTGGGAATGCAAAGGTATATCCGAAAGAGAGGCTTTCAAATTGATAGACTGTCTAGACTTGGCATTGGGTACTGCAACGAAGGACCGTTATTTGGGTATCTCATTATACCATTTTACTACAATGGAGAGCTTCGCTATTACAATGCCCGTAACGTTATGGGAACAGGTCCAAGATACAACAATCCAAATAAGGACATCACTGGGCTTGGGAAGGAGTTCCTTATATTCAATTTTGACGCTATGCAAATGTATAAGTCAGTCTACTTATGTGAAGGTGCAATCAATGCTTTGACTATGGGTGAAAGAGGTATAGCTACTATGGGTAAAGCTATATCTGCTTATCAAGTAAATGAAATAATTAAAGCTCCTGTAGAGCATATAATAATATTACTAGATCCAGATGCTAAACATTATGCTATAAGCCTTGCCTTGAAATTAATAGATTTTAAGAAAGTAAAGGTAGTATTCCTACCCGATGGTAAAGATGTCAATGATCTTGGTAAAACTGAAGTACTTAAATTAGTATATAACACTAGATACCAAGACTATCAAGAACTTATTAGAATCAAGAACTCTTTGGATTGAGGTAAATCTTATATTAGTATATAACAAAATTAAAAATAATATGAAATCATTTATTAAAGAATTTCTAATTAACCTAATGATGGGTTTAATCGGTTTATCTACCATATCTATTGTTATAGGTGTTATTATATTAATAATGGTTTATGTACCAGAGGGAGTATTACAATTAGTATTACTCTTACTTTATGTTATTATAGTGGCTTCCTTATTTATAACTATAATCGATAGAGGTGATAGGAAGGATATAAATAAAATATTATGATATAAATAATGAGAGATCCCAGTATACACATAACAAAAACTAAGTTCAAGGAATTATTAAAAGAACTTGGTGTAAAATCCTTCCCAGTGGAGGATTTTTTCGTTAATGCTAAGCAAAGTGCTGTAAATACTAGAATTATGTTGATTAAAAGCAGTAAGAATAGAAAGAAAGCTAATAATATTGCTCTAGCAAGCTTGGGTGATGCTAACCTTGCAGCTAACATCTTCTACTCTGTTCAAGTAAGTATGAAGTTCAAAGGTGTTAGAAAGATAGAAGAATCTCAACCAAGACTGTGGGCAAGTTGTAAAAAGTTAGCAGATATTTGTAATACCTTCTGTAAGGATTTTGAATTAGAAACCCGAGCAGGTTATATTGAGTATATTAAGACAGGATTAAACCTATTAAGGAATAGGAATCATAAATCTTATCTTAACAGCTTATTAAATATGTCCGAAGAAATATCTAAGACTTATCAATCTAAGCAAGAGTTATTAGAAGATTCCGATCCTGGATTTACTAAGGAGATACATGATTATTATTGTAAAACCATTGTAAACAGAACCGGTATTAGAGTTGATTATACCAATCAACCAAGTCTATATGCTTACTTCAAGGATGTAGCTAATAAATGTAACGAAGAGGATATAGATTATAGGAATTGGATAGATGCTCAATTCGAAGGATTAGCTTGGTGTAATGGTATGCCTGAACCTCAGAACTTGGTAAATGATAAGGCCTATAGATATTATACTAAGTTTATGTATAAACATTCTGAAGCTTCTAAAGAAGATTACATCAATGCTATAGAAGGTAGTTTGTGGAATAAAATAAATGACGAAGATGAATAGGATCATTATTAAAAACTGCAATGAGTGTGAATTAGATATACCTCAGAAGTATGCAGTAAAGTTATATGATGAACTTAGTATCAAACACCCTCAAGCTTTTTATCTAATGAGGAAAGTTAGAGGCTGGGATGGTAAAGTACATTTCTTAAATAAGTATGGAGTATTTAAGATAGGTATGTTACCAAGGGTTTATCAGATGTTAAAAGAATATGGTTTGAATATTAAAATCATAGATACTAGAAGACCTATACCTAAAGCTAAGATAGTTAAGAACATTGGTAACTATAGTTTACGTAAAGAACAATTACAAGCTCTAGAAAATATATTAAAGTATAAGATAGCAGATATACCTTTTCATATCGGAGTAGTAAATGCTGCAGTTAACTTTGGTAAGAGTTTACTAATGTCTTCTCTATATTACAGTTATGGTAGAGAACTTAAAACACTATTGATAACTCAAGATGCTGATTGGCTAAGACAATCTCAGAAAGAATTTAAGCAGTATTTACCAGATGAAAATATAACCTTTATTCAAGGTAGTAAGGTAGAGAACTGGTCTAACTTTAGTATAGGAATGGTACAATCTATATCACGTAATATTAAGAAGTACCAGAATGAGTTAGCTAAAGTAGATATGGTATTAGTAGACGAGGCTGACTTAGCAGGTAGTAAAATGTACCAAACCGTTTTAACTCACTTATATAATACCCGAGTAAGAATAGGTTTATCAGGTACGATTTATATGAGTAACCTGGCTAAAGATAAACTTAAGAATATGAATCTTGAGGCTTTCTTTGGTAAAGAGATGTTTAAGTTTACTATAAAGGATTCTATAAAGGTTGGTCATTCAACTAACACTATAGTTAAACTGGTACCATGTATAGATTTATATCCTAAGAATTATAAAGAGATAAAAGTATATCAAGAAGAATATGATGCTAACGTAATTGAGAACAAAGATTCTTATAAGGTAGTATTGGATAGGTTAAAGTATAATATAACTTATGATAGATTACCAGCACTCATAGTTTGCAAATATATTAAACACTGTGAAAACTTATATAAGTATTTATCTAATGCACTAGATCTACGATATAAAGTTGCTTATGTGCATGTAAATACTCCTGCAAGCATAAGAAAAAGTATAATGGAAAATTTTAGAGAAGGTAGGATAGATATATTAATATCTACTACAATTATTGCCAGAGGTAAGAACTTCCCTAAACTGAGATATATGATTAATGCAGCAGGGATGAACTCACAGGAGAAATCTATTCAATTCCTTGGACGATTGGTAAGAACGTATGAGGGTAAGAATAGAGTTTATCTAGATGATATTCAATATCCAGGTAGATATTTAGGAAGACATTCTAAAAAGAGAGCTAGATACTATAGGCAAGAGAAATTGAAAGTGATTAATCTAGCAAGGTTATATACTAAATATACTTTCAAGGCTAAGGTATAGACTAATAGATTATATCTTTTTCTTTTAGGGAAAGATATAAAGCTTAGGGCTAATGAGCATATTATTACATATTATTAATTTAATAAATAAAACAATGATTAATACGATCATAAGTATACTTCTTATAATACTCAATCTATTACTGTTAGTAGTATTAAGTAATATACATAAGTATTATTTTGATAAGGTACGAGAGTTAGATAATAAGCATAAAGTATTATTATGTAATCAGTACATGATAAAGAACTATCTAAGTACATTGTACCTCAAACAGCTAAAGGATATACAGAATCAATTCATATCTGAAGAGAATTATGAAGAAGCTCAGAAGATAGAGAAGTATATCCAACAGGAAATTGAAAATCAAGGAATTATAATAAAAAATATTAAAAACTTAAACGAAGAGTAATTATGTTAAGTACAGAACTAGAAAAGAAATTAGAAGAATGTTTAGTTGGTAAAGATACACTGACTAGAGTAAAGAACCTATTAG